ATTGCATTTCAAATGTAAATTGATAATTATCACTACCTTTATATTGAACACGAATACGATATATTGCTTTTGCTGATTGACCAAAACGAGGAACGTCTTTGAGTTTTAAAGGGTTTGAATTTCCCATCAAATAAAATCCATGTGTTCCAACATTTACATAGTATGTGTCTTTTTTGTTATAATATTCTTCAATTTTGGATGCAGGAATCTCACCTTTAATATCAGGAAAAGTGTCTCTGTCTCTTTCATAGATTTGTTTTTTAGACATACCTTTTGTTTGTAAAGGCAACAAATCATCCTTTTCTCTTTTCAAAGGAACATTTTTCCAGTTTTTCTTGAGTAAATCGTACACACCAATTTCTTCTGCGAGATTTTTAATAAACATTTTTTCTGCATCATCTTCCTGAATCTTATTGAAAGACCAAGGATTTCTCTTATTTTTTGCATCATACTTTAGAACAAGAGATCCTGCGGATGCAGCTGAAATTTTCAATTCACAACCAGATTTTTTATTGTTATGTTCCAACATCAAATCAGGTTGATCATGACCAGCACCAGCAGGAACAAAAGATTTTGGTACCAAACCTAGTGGTTTTAAAACTTTTGCTGCGTTCTTTTCGTATTCGAAACCTTGTTGTGCCATTATTGACCTTAAATAGAAATATTTATCTAATGATCTGAATGTCTTTACCTGAGGTCCATACTTCCAATTCTGTTCTCAAACGACCTTCCGACTTAAGTGTATCATACCGATTCGATGCTTTATTCTTCCACCATTGAATCAAATTTGACAAATGGTGTTTCTCATAATTTTCACCTGGTGATAATTTGTCTGTTTTACAGTTGACATAATCAACCATATTAGAAAAACCATAGTCACTTACATAATATCTTTTCTTTTCTGTCAACCCTTTTGCGTTCTCAATCGTTTCCATGAATGTCCCCCCTTCAGTAGTACCTTTAAGTGCTGCTTTAGTAAGAGCTATAATCCTCATGGTAATCTTGAGTTTCTTGCTAGAAGCATCTTCCTCAACGATCTCACCAACTTTACTTTCCACAAAGTTTCTCAAATCTTCATATGGCTTTCCGTGCATCATAGGCACAAAATCGGATTCTGTTAATCCTTTGAAACGAATAAATGGTTTCATACCATCATATTGTGATACTGTTTTAGAACTACCATAAAGACTGGTAGTTTCAAACAAACACAAATTCATACCATATTTTTTATTCACAATTTCTCGTACCTCATGTGAAGTACAGATACCTGCAAGTAACTTTCCGCCAAGATAATTGAAACCGAAAGGTTGTGATGGTACTATCACAAAACCCATCATGGACGAATCATTAAATCGTTTGGCCCATTCTGGTTGTTGCGTAAAGACTTGTCCCAACATTTCATTTCTAGGTTTCATGTTGATAACGGGTGAACCCAAACGCAAGAAACCAACATATTTGTTGGTGTTCTTTTCCAATACAGCCAAACGCACCTGGCGACCTACAGGTGAAATATTAATGTGTGACGATGTAATGTTGAGTAAAGTTTCCCAGGTTTCTTGTGGAACTTCACACACATCAAAATCCATGTCATTCGGATGCATGGTAAAATCCGAAAATAAATCTTCTTCTATGGGAAACAAAGGATTGGATGGCAAGTCAGCCAATGAGGCCAACTTTTGGTCTTTCATGTATTCATCTACACGATTGAATTTACCAAAATAATCTTCAAATATTTTTGCACAATGTAGTGCATCTTCAAACTTTAAATCCATCAAAGCTCTTCTTAGTTGGTTTTTCACGATTGCCAAATGTATTCAGAGGTTTATCTGTAATACCAGCATCAGCCAGGCCATCTTGTGCTGATTGTTCAACATCATACAGTTTCATCTTCGATCTGTCAACACCAATTGTAAATCTTTTATACATTGTTGGATCCGAGTAACGATTCTTCAGTTGCTTGACCATAATCTGGCCAAGTTCTTCAAGTTCTTCTGATGTAATCAAAGCAAACATCAGGTCTGCGGTTGCTGGCAAACCAAAAGATTCACTTGTGTCCTCAAGTCCGGGGTCGGAACTTGTATAACCACTCCTTGTTGTTTGTGTAGCAGATACAATTGGAACTCCGAATTCAACGGCAAGACCTCGCAATTCTTCGGCAATTGCCTTGACGTAGGTATAAGAGTTGACATTAGCTCCGGCTTTAATACGAGAGCTACAACAAATATTGAGATAATCCACAAAGATAATATCAGGAACAAAGCTCTTTTTGAGATTGAGTTCATTTAACAGGGTCCTAAAGTGTGTTACAGAGGCAGCCGCAGTTGGATATTCTTTAATGATTAGTTTACCCACAGTCTTTGCACGGACCTTCTCTATCTTCCTATCATACATTTCTTTTGGCAGACTAACCAAATCATCTACTGTTACATTCAACAGATTAGCATCTATGCGTTCTGCAATTTTTTCTTCAGCCATTTCCATAGTGATATACAAAACATTTTTGCCTTGTACCATACAACCTGCAGCAACGTGACACATAAACAAAGACTTACCAACACCAGTACCAGCAAGGGCGATATTAAGAGTTTTAATAGGAAGACCGCCTTTTGTAATTTTATTGAAGTATTCCAAGTCAAAAGGAATTCTTTCTTCTTTTCTGTGATAAAATTCATAACGTTCATCACTATTCTCCAAATAATCATGTCCAACGGAACTATCAAAACTTACTGCAAGGGCATCGGAAAGTAATTTAGGTATGGACCCTTTATCTTGGGTTTTGTCTTTACCATCAAGGATGGAAATAGACCCCAATACTGCATTGTATATGGCCTTCTCTTGACAGAATTTTTCGGTTTTATCAACCAACCAGTCAATCTTGGACTGTTCTTCTCTAGCTTTAACAATCTCTTGTAGACAAGTTTCGCACTTCTCCACTTCTTCATTTGTGAGATTTCGCCTTTCTTTGACGGCCAATTCAACTGCTTCAATCGACGGTGTAGAATTGTATTCTTCAACGAACTTGGAAATTTCACTGAAGATTGTTCTATCGGTCCGATCCGTGAAGTATTCTGGTTTGATAAATGGAAGTACTTTGCGTAAGTATTCATCATTGTAAATTAGATTCTTGAGAATCGTCTGTTCCAGTTTCATCAATAATATCCTGTTCCATGTTTTGTGACATTAGTTCAACCAACAAGTCACCAATGTAGTTTTTGAAGTTATCATCTTTTTCCAGTTTACTGGGTTTCTTGACTGGCGATTCTAACACATCATAAGCAAAAAGTAAATAGACCAAGTCATTTTCTTCCTTGAACTTGACCTTGCCGTATTTGAATACGGTATCTTTATAAGGTCCATCCAAAAACCTAATGTGAACTGCTGCACCATCCTCTTTAGGATAGATGAAACAATAATCTAGGCCCTCAACCATCATTCACTCTCTGCAAATGTTTCATCAATATCAGAATCTTGTAGAATTTCGGATGCAGCAACACGATATTTGTTTTCCACAAAATCACGGAAAGATTTCTGTTTCAATACAGGCAACCAGAACTCAGATGTACTGGTATCTTTTTCACGGGACTTTTTATCTTCAACTTCACCGGTTTCAATGTTTACTTTTGAATACCAACCATTACTAGGCTTGATAACATGTCCGGACTCAAGCGCAAGGTCAAGTAAGCCAGACCACTTGTTAATACCACCATCAAAAGAAACATTGACAGGAATTTTAGATTTTTCTTTAACATATCTGGACTTTTCTACGTTGATAATGAAGTTGTAACCAGTAATTTCGGTTCCATCTTTCTCTTGTTGGCGGCCAAGAATAAAGATATTATCAGCAGAGTAGTACGAACCTGTACCACCACCCACGATATCTTTAGGGAACATTCCAATTTCTTTGTATGTGTGATTGACAACGACCATTGGAACATCTTTCATGGTCAAGTGTGGTGTCACCATACGGAACAAACTCTTAACCTGTTTAGCACGGCTCATGTCAGCAACAGACTTTTGATCCAATGCATCTTCAACTTCTTTTTTAGATGCAAGGTTACCAATTGAATCAACCACAATAATTACATGTTCACCACGTTCAATATTGGTG